ATTCCAGTTGAAAAGCTTTAAAACCTGCTGGGATGGCCTGCGTGAACGGGCAAAGCTTGAAGACTTCCGGTTTCATGATCTACGGCACACATTCGCCAGCAAGCTGGTGCAAGCAGGCATTGATCTAAACACCGTGCGAGTGCTGCTAGGTCATTCAGATATCAAGATGACCCTGCGCTATGCCCACCTGGCACCGAAGAACACCGCCAGTGCTGTGGAGGTGCTGTGATGGCTGGCCGCGATTACAAAAACGAACTGCTAAAACTGGTTAACGATGTGAACGAGTGGACACAGGAACACCTTGAGGAAAAGCATCCCGCCATAGCCAAGAGGGTTTACTTGCACTCGTTCAATTTACAATATATTGCGGAGGAACGACCCGAGGAAGAGGCACGCGCAGCAATGCATGGTGCGGATATGATGTTAACAATGCTCCTTGAGGATGCCTATCGAGGACAAGCCGTAAGGCATCTTTACAAGAATTTGCCCGGTACTATGGACGATCAGATATATATCGACCTGCTGGACAAGTACCACGAAGAAGACCCAGGGAATATTACGCACCTGCGCAAGCTGGTAGCCGCCGAACTTGACTGCACCGTAAAGACGGTGAAGAACCACACACGCATCAACGGAACCCTCTACGATCCGAACAAAAAATAATTAAAACTTTCTGTGGGGAAAGGGCTCCTTTTTCCCCAATCGTCTATTTTAGGCTTGCTCTACAAACAACGTGGAGCAATCAGAATGTCTGAACTTACCAAAACTGAAGCCATGCGGCAGGTTCCGACCGAGGATGCTGCCGACCTTCTGGGTGTCAACCCCGTCATCATGGAGACTTGGCGGCGCAAGGGTATCGGCCCCAGCTATATCCGCATCAACCAAAAGTGTGTCCGCTACAGGCTGGGTGATCTGGCCGACTTTCAGGACGATCATCTTGTGGAAGGTGCCGCATGAAAAGGATGCCCCCGGCGCGAACCGGGGCATCCACTGAAGGCGAGACCACGGGCATGGGATCTCAAAACAAGAATAGCAAAATTCTCCGCTTTCCGCACCGCCACCCGCCCGGATTCTCCCGCAAGTGCACCCAGTGCAGTCATACCTACCGCTTGCCCTGGATGGCGGCAACGATCCGTGATGGCCGGGAGAAGGTGTGCCCGCCGTGTTTTGTGGACTCATTACGTGAGGGCCGGTGATGCTCCCGCCCTTTGCCAAGCAGGCAGCGAAACACAAAACCGGTGATGAAATCCGCATCTATGTGGGATCCAACCGGCAGGGATGGGAAGTCGCGCGTCTGCGGAATTCATACGGCCCCGCCATGTTGTTACCGCCTGGGGATGATTTCAGAAATTATAAATGGCCCGTAAAGGGCCGCGAGGTGCTCATGTTTCAGACTGGGGGGTATTCACAAAACAGGGAATTTGCGGTGCACCTTGTTGAACAGGGTGCGCGGATCGTTCGCGCGCTCGTGGGTGACAAGATGCATGTGGTCAGGGGGAGTCATGACTGAAGCACCCGGTACAAAAGTCATCGACATCGGGCGCGGACAACTGGATGTCATTGTCGATGTTGTAGATGTAACACCGGACGAAAACCCGATGAGGGTAATCAATCTCACAGAGGATGGGCTGGCCGTGGAGTTTACACACCGGTACAGACACAAGCTCCGGTACTGTCACACGCGCCACTCATGGTATGTGTGGGACGAAACAAGATGGAAGCAGGAAAAAACCTCGCTTGCCTTTCACTGGGCAAGATTGTTGTGCCGGGAAATCAATTCGGCTTTGCCGATCATTGCGCAAAAAGACAGTACTGCAAAAGCAATCACAGCATTGAACGTCGAAAAGTTTGCAAAGTCAGACCGAGTTTTTTCTGTTACTGAAGAACTTTGGAATACGAATCCATGGCTGATTGCAACACCTACCGGAACCATTGATCTGAAAACCGGTGAACTGATTCCAGCCAGGCAGGAGGATCATATTACGCTACGCACCAGTGTTGCCCCGGAACCGGGTGTTCCTGAAATCTGGATCCAGTTCCTGCATGAAGCCACAAACGGCGATATTGAACTGCAACGGTTCCTGCAACAGATTGCAGGCTATTGCCTGACCGGTATTACGCGCGAACATGCTCTGTTCTTTTTGTATGGCCCGGGCGGAAATGGCAAGGGTGTCTTCGTCAACACCATCAGCAAGATTCTCGACGAGCTCGCAACCGGTTCGCCAATGAGCACCTTCACCGCCAGCAAGCACGATCAGCACCCTACCGACCTCGCTTCCTTGGCAGGCGCGCGCATGGTGACCGCATCAGAGACCGAGGAAGGCAGAGCATGGGCTGAGTCACGCATCAAACAGATTACCGGCGGCGACCCGGTGAACGCGCGGTTCATGCGGCAGGATTTCTTCCAGTACCTGCCCCAATACAAGCTGGTCATCATGGGCAATCACAAGCCGGTGCTGCAGTCAGTGGACGATGCCGCGCGGCGTCGTTTCAATATCGTGCCGTTCACGTTCAAGCCAGCGAGCCCCGACCTGGAGTTGGAAGACAAGCTGAAGGCGGAATACAGCCAGATTCTTTCATGGATGATCGACGGCTGCCTGGACTGGCAGGAACACGGACTGGTACGCCCGGCGGTTGTGACCAGTGCGACGGATGATTATTTCGAGGAGCAGGATTTGTTCCGGCAGTGGCTGGAAGAATGCACGGAGGAGGCATCGGAACGGGTCGGCGAACGGACAACAAAATTATATGGGTCCTGGAAATCCTATGCGGAGAACGCAGGTGATGAGGCGGGCTCACAACGGTCATTCAGGGAGAAAATGCAGCGGGCAGGATTTGAGTACAAGGCCCACCTGCCCGCCGACCACAACGGGCGGGGGTTTATCCGGCTCCGGATTCGGATCCAACAGGGCGGGCACTTCTATGAATCATAAGTGCTTGATTTTTAACGATGGGGCATTTAAGGGCGACTCGTCCGGTTATCCTGAATAATGAGAATATTAGGGTGTACCCAAATATATAGATTATTTCGGTTATACGGAGGGGGCGCCCATTGCTGCCCCACCGCCCAAAAAAGCGTCAAGTTTTTGACTCTTTAAGGCGTCATTACAACAGGAGAAATGAAGCATGGCTGAAAAATTCGACATGCCCCGTTATCTGGATGCCTTGATGAAGCTGGCCGGGAATGCAGGGCCGGGACAGGTTATCGAGGTCAACGTCCACCATGAGGACGGGTGCGCTCACTGGAAGGGTGGCGCGTGCAATTGTGATTTTAATGTTGAACAGATTGAGCCGGAAAAATGAGCAATACCGAGTATCACCAGCAATACCTGCAGCAGGCCATCGCAGAACAGCCGGCACCGCCGTGTGATTCCTGCAGTTTTATGCACCAGTGTGGCAACCCTGACTGGTGCCCGGAATACCTCGCATACATTGAAACCGGCGAAGCGGTCAGGCCGCCGCGCCAATTACCCATAGGGGAACAGGCATAACCCGTGTCTGCCGACCGCCTCGACCAACTGCTAGACGCACTGCCGGACTCAGGGCTGGACCCTGAGCTGGTAGCGTGGCTGGTATCGGGGGTTAAGGCGTTCAAGCATCAAGGCGAGAATCTGGAAGTAGCCCTGAATGTTGCCGGTAACGATTCATTGTCCCTTGATGAGCGCGACGAACTTCTGCGTGTGTGTCTTAAACTGTCGCCGGGCGAATCATTCGCTGCACGTGGTTGTTTTGTGCTGGATTGCCTGGATGGTACAGCACAACACAGCAATAAACTGGCGGCGCAGTTGATTCTTCGTGTACGGCGTTCGCGTGTTGCATTGCCCGGTTCTGTGAGGCACCTGCGACGAATTGCAAACGGCCACCGCAGTGATGATTCATTTCGTTAAAAATGACATGTGTCACACGTAGGCCGTGCTGCAGAATCGAGGCTACTTTATCAGCACAGGGATAAGCAATGACTACACCGGCACAAAAAAATGCAATTGACGGCATTATTCAGGGACTCGACGCTGATGTTTTAACCAGCGCCGACCACAGCGACCCCGAAGTGGTGGCGGTTTTCGATATGGTATCGAATCACCAGATTACCCCGGAAGACGGCGTATCCCGGTTGAAGTCCCTTGCGGCAATGAATGCACCAGCCCGCCCGATGCCCCGCGTCGAAATAGGGAGAAACAGCCACCACTCCGCGTACACCGATGGCTGCGTAAACATGCTTTTGGCCAGAAACGGGCTGGAAACACCAGGGCCAGACTTCGACATTTTTGCAGAATTAACCGCGCCTCGGATGGCGGCAGATGTTCTCCGTATGCACGGTTCCCGCCCTTCAGCTAATCCGCATGAGACAATACAACGTGCACTCGGCACGGATGATTTCAGCAGCATCTTAAGCAACACAGCATCGAAGGCCGCAACTTTAGGCTGGGATCGTGCTCCCGAAACCTGGCCGATTCTTGTTCGACAAACAGAAACCCGCGACTTCCGTTTGTTTGACCGGGTGACGGGAAGCGAATTACCCAGCCCGAAATTGACACAGGAAGGGGGAGAAATCCAACATGCGGCACTCGGTTCTGATTCCAAGGAAACCGGTCAGGTTGCCAGCTACCTGCTAAACGTTGGCATAAGCCGCGAAGCTATAATTTCGGATGACTTGGACCGTTTAATTACGACAGCCGAAGCCGCAGGCAGGGCTGCATCCCGTGTCACGGGTGATTTGGTATTTAGTTTGCTGACGACCAATGCCGCACTCAGTGACGGAATAGCGCTTTTCCATGCCAGCCACGGGAACCTTGGTACACCAGGCACACCCAGCACGTCAACCCTGGATGAACTGCGTGGGCTGATGTCAGACCAATCTGGAAACGCTGGCGAGAACTTGAACATATCCCCC